TTAGCCCAAGTGTAGGAACTAACAGTTGTAGGGTCTGCCGAGTTGTAATCCGTACATATTCCGATATAGGTTCCGGCTGTTTCACCGCTGGTGGCCGTGAATGTCTTTCCTCCGTCGTTGGAGTACTTCACATGGAAGTAAGGCGTCCTTCCATCAGCACCATTTGCACCAGGAGTCCCATTTGTGCCATCCTTAACGGTCTGGACATGCGTACCGTTCTTGTCGGTAATGGATATTGTCGTCATGCCATTGCTCTTGGATACTGATACGGTTGGTGATACACCATCTGCACCATTGGCACCTGTTGGACCAGTTGCTCCTCTTGGTCCTGTGTCGCCCTTGTTGCCCTGGGGGCCCTGGATGAGCGACCACCTGTACTTGGAGGCATCCTGGGAATTGTACATGCTGCTGTCCGAGTACTGGCCCATGTACTTCTTTCCGCCCGGGTTTGATGTCATGCCCGTGCCCTTATCATCATCAGCATACATGATGTGGAGATAGGCATTCTCGCCAGCTGCGCCGTTCTCGAGGAACATGCAGGTGACTTCGCAAGTTCCCTTCAGCGTCCCATTTGATGCTAGCGCCTTGTACCAGTAGACGGCCTTACCGTCGAAGTCGGAGGCGCTTACGGTAATGGATTTGCCTTCTCCGACCTTGGTGCCGTCCCTGTACCATGTAATCGAAAGCCTTGACGTAACATCAGCACCGCCATTCTTGATGACTGCCTTAAGTAGGCTCTTTTCGCTCCTGCTTCTGAAGAGTATTCCCTTGTCAGCGGAGATGGATGCATCGTACATACGCTTCTCGCTGATGAGCTTCTTCATCTCGCTGATAAGTGCACTGCTGACCTCCGACTTGACCTCCCTGAAGTTGTCAAACGTCGTCCTTGACTGCGACTCGTCAGTGAAGGATATCTCCTGCTCCGTTATGCGTGCCTCGAGGTAAAGCACTGGACTGTACTCGTCATCCTCGATGGTGTATGTATCGCCAATATCACCGTCAGTGAATCCCTCTACGGTGTATGACACCTCTGGTACCGACAGCTTCTTAAGCTGGGCAAGGGCCTGGCCATAGAGCACGTTGACGTTAGATGTTTCGTAGCTCCATACCTTGCAGATGTACCTGCCGTTTACGTCAGCCATCAGCGTGCTCGGGAACCTGTCCCTGGCCTGCGGCGCAAGGATCTCTATTGTCCCTGAAGGAGAAGTGTACTCAAGGCTTCCCGATGAGTCGTACTCCTTCCTGTCTATTCCGGCAAGCGTGAGGCCGTCGGTTCCCGTAGGACGGATGGCTGTATAGAGCTCGGTGATGTCACTCTTCCTGGTTATCCCGCTTACCTGCCTGCCATAGCGCAGAGGGGTTCCCTTTCTCATGTCGCTTCCTATTCCCTGGCAGTCGTCGCCATGCTCGCGGTACACGTTCATGGTCATCTGCTTCAGCGAGTAGTCGTCATTGAGCTCGGTCGTGAACTCGATCTCTGCTCCGAATACGTCAGCGAGCGAGAAGAGCCTTGAAAGTATCGTGTCGCTTCCTTCCCACTCGTGCGTGATTCTCCTGTCGCTTACCTCGTTGATTCCTATCCTGAACGGCTTCTCGAAGTTGAACGCATCAATGTACTGCTCAAACGACATGGCTGATGATGCCTTGTATGCCCCTGTCTCCTCGTTCGTCAGCTCGATGGATAGGCCGTATGCCGTGACGTCGGTATAGTCCTCGCTTCTCTCGGCCGTCATGATGCTGAGGTAGTAGCCCCTGTCCCTGTACATGAACGAGAGGCTGTTGCCAACTGCAAGGAATGAGGAATCCTCATGTGACGTGAACGTCCTGAACTCGAACGTATAGGCTGAGCCCCTGAGATAGGTATGGAGCCTGTCATTCCAGTAGTGCATTGCTCCTGGCGCCGAGTTGTCAAGGAACGCGCACATTTTCCCGTTGGCATCCATCACCATGATTCTTACGTTCTCCATGCTAGATCCACTCCTCTCTTATCCTTGCGGTCACCTCAGGAAGCGACTTCACCCACGTGCTTGAATGCACCTTGACGGTCGTCTTTCCAGGCAGTGCCTTGAAGTATTTCGTGCCTCTTACCTCGTCCTCCTGCTTCTGCATGCCGTTGACGAAGAACTTTGTCGTCTCCCCGTCAATGGTAATCGTAGACCCGGAAGGATAGCGGTTGGGCACGTCCTTCCATTTGTCGACATGAAGTGTCTGGAACATGAGCTTGTCGAATCCGGCAAATGACATGAACCTGTTTCCGCTCCTGTCGCCCCACTGCTTCACTGCTATCTGTATCTTTGCACATTCAAGGTTCTCGGCTTCGGGAATGACGAACGAAGGATATCCGCCATAGTAGAAGAACGTGATCGTGCTGCCCTCCTTGCGGATGTCACAGTGACCCCAGTCCCAGTACCATGGATTCTCGGAATAAAGATGGCTTGTCGTGTAGGCGTATGTCCTGAGAACCTTCCCATCTGTTCCGACAAGCTCATAGCGTCCGTCATTGCCGTTGGTGCTCGTCTTGTACCAGTTTAGGCCGCATATCATCCTGTTGGACGATGTAAGGAAATTAATGCACATCTCTCCCGTCTGTCCCCAGAGTCCTGCATAGAAGATGAGGTGAAGGTATGCATAGAAGTTTCTGCATCCTTTCTTGCCATTGGAGTCGGCTGGAATCTCGATGGTTCTCAGTCCTCCGCTGGCATATCCTTTTTTTGTCCCTGTGCTTCCGAATCCCAGGAACGTTCTTCCAAACCATGTGTGCGTTGCAAGCGTCCCGTTTGCACCGTACTGGGGATGCATGTAGTCCGTTCCTCCCGTATCGTCGGGAGCGCTGATGAAGTCAGATAGCGTGACGAGCGTCTCGTTGTCCTTGTAGGCATACCCGTCAGCCTCCTCCCTCTTCCCGAACTGCATGGCACCCTGGTCGGACACTATGCCGATGTAGCCCGTCTCGGCCGTGTTCTTGATCTCATAGTCTATGGGAACTGGTACAGTACCGCTGTTCTCAATGACGACCTCAACGACCTGGTCATCCTTCCATGTTCCCTTGAACTCCTTAACTGCCGAGGAATGCTTGAACGGGTCAGTGCACAGTATTTCGAACTCTCCCTTCGTGCAGTTCGTTCCATCATCCGGCTCGGTGCTTCCTGCCCTTGTGCCGATGAAGTACTTGTCCGGCTCGTCGGCAAATGACACCTTCGCCTGCTTGGCTGAAAGAAGGCCGTTCAGCCTGTTGAATGCCTCCCTGAACGTCCTGCTGTCAGCGCATGAGAGCTGGTATCTCACCGTTATCGTGCGTGCCGGATATGTGCTGTACCTGAATGCAGCACCGTCACGGCCGTCAATCGTCGTGCTCCCGATGTCAGAGCCCATCAGCTCCCTCCCGCTTACCGAGAGGGTGCGGTAGCCTTCTATCTCGTTCTCGATGTACACGCCGTTGAAGCTCATTGCCTCTTCAGGAAGCGTGCTTCCCGAAGCGATGTCATTCGTGTCCACAAAGCTGTATGACATATCAGTTACCACCCCTTATCTTTCTCTGGAATCTTTCAGCCCTGTCAATCTCCTGCTGAGTGTATGAGGCGGTCGTCCTTGCAACCTCGCGACCGTCAATCTTCACGGGAACGACGATCGTGTACTCTCCGCTCGAGCTGTAGCTGTACTGCTGGTCGAGGTTTGAAGTGCCTCCGTATCCGCCTGATAGCGAAAGGCTTGGAGATTCAGCCCTAGGAATGCTGAACAGCTCTGCCGATGCCTGTCTTACCTCGTGCGACATGCCCGCAATGCCGTTGGCAAAGCCCTGGCCGAAGTACTCGCCCAGCTTCATCGATACCCTTGAAGGGCTGTGGATCTTTGCCTTTGCCCTGATGGCCGCATCAGCCGCGCTGGCAAGCTGCGCCGCTACGCTTCTCACCGTTCCGAGGGTTGAGCGCATGCCGCCTGCAAGTCCCTGCCCGATGTAGACGCCAGCTGAATAGGCCTTTCCATGTCCCGAGCGCATGGCATTTGCCGCGCTGCTCACTCCTGACGAGGCCACGGAAGGAAGCCGTGACATGCCGGACTTCAGTCCGCTGACGGCACCGTTTCCTATGTTCCTTCCAGCCGATACGACTCTTGTCTCGGCGCTGGAGAAAGAACTTATCATTGAGCTTACGGCTGACTTGCACATGCTTCCAAGACCCTTCATGGCCGTGCTTACGAAGCTTACGGATGACTTCATGGCCTTGAGTGAATTTGATGTTGACTTTGCGCTGCCGCTGATGGATGAGAGGCTTGCCCTCACCGCAACAAGGCTAGCTGAGAGCACCACCATGCCAGCCGAAGCGACCGTCACGGATGCCCCGAATGCCATCATTCCGGCGGATGAGACGACAAGCGCGCCTCCAAGAGCAACTGATGATCCAGATGCCATGACTACCGATCCGCTGAACGCGACAAGCGAAGCCGAGAACGCGAGCGCCCCGGCTGATGCCGTGGCCATTGAGGCCCCCATCGCAAGGATGAGAGGCGAAAGAAGCGCAGCACC